GGATGGGCACCGATTTATTGTAGCTGACTTTAGTGCTATTGAAGCCCGTGTTATTGCTTGGCTAGCTCACGAGAAGTGGCGCCATGATGTATTCGCTCAAGGTGGTGACATCTACTGCGCATCTGCATCTAGTATGTTCCACGTTCCAGTTGAAAAGCACGGCGTAAATGGACACCTTCGCCAAAAGGGCAAGGTAGCAGAATTAGCGCTCGGCTATGGTGGCGGTGTAGGAGCCATGAAAGCGATGGATTCTAAAGGTGAAATTCCTGAGAAGGAGCTACCTGGTATCATCGAAGCTTGGCGACAAGCAAGCCCACGAATTACGAAATTTTGGAAAGATGCAGACAGCGCAGCAAAGCAAGTAGTGAGAACAGGAGAACCCGTACGAATTAGACAAGGCAATATTAAATTCTTTAAATCGAAAGGCTTCCTGTTCATCGAGTTACCGTCCGGTCGTAGACTTGCCTATGCAAGACCAAGACTTGGACTTAACAGGTTCGGTAGTGAATCGATTGAGTATGACGGTATGGATCAGGTTAAGAATACATGGGGCAGAGTTGAAACCTATGGCGGAAAGCTCGTCGAAAACATTGTACAAGCTGTAGCAAGAGATTGTTTAGCAGCATCAATGCTCAGACTGGCCAAAGCTGGTTACAAGATTGTTGCCCACATCCACGACGAAGTGGTTATCGAAGNGGCAGTGGCAAGAGATTGCTTAGCCGCATCAATGCTACGGCTTTCTAAAGCAGGGTACAAAATTGTAGCCCATATCCACGACGAAGTGGTTATCGAAG